TTAAACCAAACTAAAAGTTGTCTTACGTGGCATTCCAGTTGCAAAACCACTGGTTCCAGAAATAAACCCACGTGAATTTTTGCTAGACATTTTTGCTTTTGGAGCACGACGTTTACGTTCGTCAACTTGAATCACGCCACCAGCACGAAGGAATGCAGCGATTGCTTTTTCAGATTCAGCACGTGCTTCGGATTTGGTTTGAACAGGGCGATTGTAGATAGTAGCAACGATTTGCTTTTTGACAGACTTTTTCATAATCAGGTTTCCTTTTTCATTCATCATAAGACTATTATACACCGAACCTGAATTATTGTAAAGTATTTTGTTTGGATAACCCTTTGGGTTGTAGGGGATTGCAACTCCTTGATTTTACTGGAGTTTTTATGTGACAAGACCCTCTGCTGGAGAGGGTCTAGATGGGGATTTTAGCCTGTAAAGACAGAGCCAGCTGGGGCGATCTGAATGCCAGAACCGAAGATTCGGCTATATTCGTTGACCATGTTTACTGCTGGGGTTGCTTCACTTGCGATGGCTGTGTTTCTCAAAAACACTTTCTCGCCTTCGGCATATGGCATGTATGGAGCAAGTCCTACACCCATACCTTTTTCTGTTTGTTGAATAACAATAGTAGCTGGGTTTTTTAATTCAACTGAATCACCGAGAACATTGAATACGTCTCCAATAAGTTCTTCGCCACTAATTAACTTGTATACCTTAATCATTTTCACTCTCCGCTAAAAAATCAATAAATGCTGCAGCTTCATCATGATGTGGGAATTCTTTAATAATAAATTTTTCCTTATCATAATAATGTTGTGCAACCAACAACACATATCTGGTTTTATACACAGATATTTTCATTACCCAATTACCACGACGAATCGTAACAAAGGATATTAGATGTGGGGACAATTTTGCTTTCATCATAGAAATTATTTAGGGAATCCGAAGATTCCCTATTTTCTATGATTTAACTGGTTGAGGATTCTTACCGTTTACCCAATCAACATCATCTTCAGTCATTGGAATCCAATTATTCATTATGGGATCCTCCGACTTTTCCTCTGCATTTCTTTTGCGTCATGAAGAGAATTACTAAGCATAACAAAAAAGTCTTTAATACTTTTTAGGATACGCATATTATTTTTCCTCATTCAATAATTGTTTTTCACCTTTAGACTTAATAGCAACTTTCTTTACTTTAGCCTGTTCTGGAACTAAACGCTCTAGAGCAATCTTAAGCATACCATTAAAGATTTCTGCATCTTTAACTTCTACATTATCTTCCAATGCAAACCAACGAGTGAACGCACGATTTGCGATACCTTTGAAAATAAAATTTTCATCATCATCAGTTGCTTTGACATTACCTTTGATGACTAACTTTCCACCTTCAATTTCAATATCAATATCTTGCTGGGCGAAACCTGCTACAGCCAACTCAATGGTGTAATGGTTGTCATCAATTTTCTTGATATTGTATGGAGGATAGTTTGGAATGTTTTTCGCCATCTGATCATGCAAGTCTTTAAACTGGGCGACTTGCTTATCGAACCCAATAAAAAATTTGTCTAGATCTTTTTCATTAACATTAAAAAGCGATGAAAGTAAATTACGATTCATAATGTTCTCCTTACTTAGTTGCGAATGCTTTTTTAGCGTCAATTGAAGCTGCAGCTGTACCTACTGTAGTGAAGAACTCTACAGTTGATTTAGCGACAGTCTTGGCAAATGATTGCTGAGCATCGATATAAGTTTGGAGGGATTTTGCGACTTCAGCGTTTTGAACGAATGTCTTAACGAATTGAGTCTTTGCACCAGAGATGGTGTCGATGGATGTGTTTAATGCTGATAACATATTGTTTCTCCTATTAAGCGAGTTAAATTAAAAATATACTACCCCAAATGGGCATAGTATTTGCTGGTTACTGTTTCCAGCGGTAGCTTAACGTACTACCAGCTTTATACGATTCGCAACTTAGCGGTCCTAAGGTGAATTCTTGGTAGTGTTTTACATGGTTACTACCACCATGTCCCATCCCGAGGGATGCGTACTTGCATGGGTAATTCTATTTATGCAGCAGGAAGTTCTGTAGCAGCAGCTTCTTGTTGCTTAATAATTTCTTCTACCTGTGGTTCACCCTGTTCTTTGATTTTGGTGATTAAAGAAACCACTTCTTCAAATGGATGTTTACCAAGTACACGTAGAATTAAATTGCATTCTTCGACTGTTAGTTCAAGTTTAATCATGTTATTTTACCTTCTTACCAATGTTATATTTAGGGACTAATTCCCATTCATCTTTCTCTTTATAAGAGACCACTTTAATTTGAGATAGAGATGCTTTAGGATCAGCTTTAGAAGAATGTAGAATCTTTAACAATTCCCAATCTTCCAAAAGAGATGCAATAGCATTTCTTCTCTCAATATCACCAGAAGTGATATTCGACTCTTTACCATCCAAAGCAAATAGTTCTTTGAAGTGAACGATAAAGTATCTACCCTGCTTATGTAGAATGTGGCAGGATTGATATAATTTCTTTTCTTTTCTGGAAGCGATCCCGATGCGGGTCAGTGTCTCACGAACCTTCAAAAAGTTATCTGGTTCAGGTAAAGTCACTTCAAGCATGGACTCTGCCGTCCAGTCGTAGTAAATCATCTCAACAGTCATTATTTTCCACCTTTGTATAATTTTTGTTCTATCATAGCCAACTGCTCTTCAGACAAGACGCTTAGTGCCTGTTTAGCCTTTTCGTTAGAATAGCCATAGTATTCTTTTACCAAACGCAGTGAGTCAGAAATGGTATCTTTTTTGGACCATTTACTGAATCGCTTTTTCTTGGTAATACTATTTAGCAAAAACAAAAATTGCCATTGTTTAGGAATCCCATAATGGCGATTCATTTCGTTGGCATACAATAGGGTATCTGGAAAATAAGACAACCCTTTATTCACGATCCAAGCATTATAATCTTTATGTGCTTGCGGATCTTCGAATAGGTTTTGTTTGGTGAAATTTATTGCATTAATATAATCAAATGGACTCATGAATCAAACCCGACTTCTTTCAAATTATCAGGAGTCGCTGCGAACCTTTTACCTGGATATCTTTTATCCAAGTTTTCTTCTAGTTCTTTACGATTAGTTCCCTGAGCCATAAATGTATTATCGGGAATTGAATATACAAAATATCCATGTTGCACCTTCTCAATTTTAATTGGAAGGTATTTCTTTTTTATTTCATCTAATTCTTGTTCCAAGACTTCAAGAGTTTCATCTTCACGCATTCTTTTTACTGAAGCAATCGCTGAATATTCTCTAAGATTCCATCCTAGACGAACAAGTATAATGGCGATCAAAATATATAGCAGTAGTTCCATACCACATCCTTATTTGAATTTGCACTGAGCCATAATTTCTGTCAGTGCAGCCATAATATTTATCTCTTGGTCTGCTACGAATGCTGCTTTATATTGATAGTCTGCAAGAATAAGAATCATTTGAGGAATGCTGACTTCCTGCATATTTCCAACTGCATTATCATACAACTCACGAAACAATGGAGCAGTTCCCAACTCGCTATTCTTTCCAACCCACTTACGAACTTCACCGAAGTTCTTTTCCTTCATGTCTTTAACAAGTTGTTTGTAAGATTCTGCACTGGCATTAATAAGAATACCAGAATCAATCTTACCAGAAACAGAATAGCGTTGCAGTTCATTTAGAATGCGACGATAGTCAGGAAAGTGTTTAATGATGAGTTCAGAAACTACCTTTGGATCAAACTCAATATTCTCTTGTTTGAGAATCTGTGCTGCACGTTTAAAGAATGATGCAGCAATCTCTTGTTTGTCTTTAGAATCAATCTTAAACTCAATCACAGCACAACGGCTATGGAGTGGTTCAATGATACGATTCTTAAAGTTACAAGTAAAGATGAAAGAACAATTACCAGAGAACTGTTCGATAAAGTTACGTAGAGCAGGTTGCACTGACTCTGCATTCATATAGTCTGCTTCGTCAACGATAACAACCTTCTTAGCGTCTGTCAGAGATACTGTTGACGCAAAGTTCTTGATTGTAGTTCGGAGAGTGTCAATGGAGCGACCCTCATCCGATCCGTTAATCATAATATAGTCCGCCCCAACTTCATTGCAAAGTGCTTTCGCAATGGTGGTTTTACCCACACCAGCTGTACCACAGAATAGGAATGTGGGTAGCTGTCCTTTAGATACATATTCCCTGAATGTTTGTTTCAACGATTCAGGGAGAACACAATCATCAATTTTCTGTGGGCGATATTTCTCGACCCAAAGAAACAATTCATCACGAGATTCAATCATAATAAAACTTTCATATCAAAAATATCTATCATTAGGTGTATAGGTATCTGTATCCTTCACACCTAAATTAAATGTGAAGGATATTCTATCCTCATTGGATTTATTTTCCTTCACAGCATGCTGTATGTTTGAGGGAGCTACTACCATAGTTCCTTCAACTGGTGGTATATAATGTTTAACTGCAGTTATATCATTTCTATCAGTGAAATACTTTGCAGCAAAATTATAATAAGTGCTAACATCTGGAGTAAAGTAAACTAAATCGCCACATTTTGGTTTTGCTTTAACATAATACGTTCCTGATAAAACATTCCCTGGATGTGGATGAATTTCTAACTGAGAATCTGGAGGGTATACATTGAACCAAACAGAATCTACAACTAAACTTACAGATGGTCTTGGGTTTAATTCTCTAAAACAAGGTTCTACTAAACCCATCACAAGGTCCATCAATTTTTTAGTTTCAGGAAATGCTAAAAAATCTTTTTTAGTTAAATTATAACTTTTCCATTTTAAAGCATATACACTGTGTTCTTCAGGATTTCTGTGTTTAGGATCTTTACTTCTCAGCGTATACGCATGATTAGCGACTTTTTCATTATCAATAGGTAGATTATCAACAGTCCATATTGGATAAGTAAATATATCTTTCCTATTCACAGTTTATCCCTCAAATGTTGAGTCTGCTTCAACAGCAACATAATAAACTAAGTCGCCATTACCTTTGAAGCGAGAGATCTTCTTGGAAGAAATACTTACATCATAATCGCCAGGAAGCATCTTTAAGTTCTCAACCTTTAAGTTTGCTTTAAAAGTCTTGTTAGTAGTTCCAACAGTTTCGTTAAAACTATTGGCAGTCGCATTCTTCTTATCACCGACAACAGCAATGATAGTTGAGCCATCACCGATAATTGACAAGTCTTCGCTGCGGAGAACACCAGCAGTCTTACGGAGCATATCCAACTGAGTAGCAGTAAGTTTAAAGTTAATTTCTGCTTCAGGAAATGTGATTGCTTTCTGTGGAGCAGTCAATACTTCAGGCGATGCAGCGAAGTATTTAATCGTGCTCTTACCTTGTTTGATTGTAACGAACTTCTCACCGAACTCAAGTTCAGGATCTTCGAACAAAGACATCGCACCCAAGAACTCATTGAGATCGTAGATACCAAAGTCAGGGAATGTTTCTGCCACTGTAGTGTCAGCCATCACATTTTTCTGCGATGAAATGGTTGCAAGTTTATTACCTTGCTTCAACAATAGATTGCTGTTGATACCAGCAAAGTTTTTAATTACTGCAACTGTTTCTTTTGATAATTTCATGTACTTCTCCTATTCATATGTATCATAAC